TCGGGGCGGTCGGTTTGACCGCCCTGACCGGAGGTGGTGTCGATATTGCGAGTGGTATCTCTCTTCCGGTTTTGCGTTGCTGTCTTCTTCGGTTCCGAACGCGGCGGAAGGTGTGAACGGTTTTCTTACGCTGTCCTCTTTTGAAGCTGCAGGTGTGGATGTTCCGGTATTGACGGCACCCGGCAGGTGGAGGCGGCAAACCGGACGGCCCTTGGTGCGCTGATACGGCGAACAGCAATTTCGGCAGCGGCGGAACTTCTGCCGAACTACACGTTCGTTTCATATGATCAGGCGGCTGAAATAACCGGCCAGTTTCTGGATGTCATCGACCGGGAAATGGATCGTGCGGGCGGTAATGTCGCTGGTGAAAGTGATGCTGGTGTGTTTTCCGCGTTGGCATCGGTTCGAACTTCGGTCGTCGATTACACGCGCGAAGCTGGGGCGGGCAAGGCAAGGACAATAAGCGATATGCCTTGGCTAACCGAGGCATCGGTCGTCACGGCACATCGCCTTTTGGTGACGCGCGCCGTGCGTCTGAAATCGTTACGCGCAACGGTATAGCGCATCCGAACATGGTCCCGTCGTGGTCACCGATCGAGGTTCTTGATGGCTGATGCACCTGAAATCGAGCTGGATGGCAAGATTTACGATGATTGGCAGAAATGCTCGTTCAATTTTCGATCAGCGATATTGCCAATTCCTTTGCCTTGACTACCCCGGATTTCACTCCCGATCACGGCGAAGATATGGCTGTAAAGGCGCGGTTTGGTGATCGCGAATTGCTGACTGGTTGGCTTGAGGAAGTCGACAACTCGACCGTGCCTGATCAGGAAGGAACCCGCCTGAGTGGGCGGTCAAAGGCTGGTGATCTGGTCGATTGTTCTGCGATCGTGCCGGGTGGAGAATATCACAACCTTTCACTGCTTGAGGCTTGTGTCGATCTTTGCAAGCCATTTGGTATCGGGGTGTCGGCGCTTGTTGATGTTGGCGATCGGTTTGATCGGATCAAGATCGAACAAGGCGAGGAAGTCGGTCAGGTGATTGACCGGATATGCCGTGAGCGTGGCCTGATGGCTTGGTCGGTGGGGGCCGGTGATCTCGTTCTCGGTCGTCCGGGTTTTGCGAGGGCGCAAACGGATCTTCGCTACCGATATACAACCACCGGGCAGCTTCAAAGCGATAACAACATTATTGAGCTGTCAGCCAAGCTGACCAAAGCCAACCGGCATTCGAAGCTGATCATGCGATCGCAGGGTCAAACAAGCGATGACCGATTTCGGTATTGCCGCCGCCCAGTCGAGGCGTCGGCGTAGATGATGCGGTCCGTCGGTATCGGCCCAAAGTATTGACGTCGGATGGGGCGGGGTCGGTCCGACCAGCTTCGCCAGCGTGTTAATTGGGAAATGGCACGCCGGATCGGTAATCAACCGCCATCACTATCATGCGAAGTTGGCAACAGGTCCCGGCGGGGATATCTGGCGTCCCGGTTTGCTGGTGCCGTCGAAGATCAGAAAACAAGATCGCCGAGGAAATGCTGATCGTTTCGGTGGGGGCTGACGCTTGATGAAGACAAGGCGGCTATCGCACATCTTGTCAGTCGAGCGCCCGCTGCTTGGGTGCCAAAACCGAACTTCGAAAGGCCGACGGCGATGCGCAATATGCGGCACTTCGCCGCGCGTAAGGGGTTAATTGCATGTCTGATGGCCTGTTTCAACGGCTTTCGCGGCGCGTGGAAACATGCTCTTTCGGGCGGTTGTCCGGTATGCCAAGCAGTCCAGCCGGGGCGGGGCGATCATTGCGCAGGTCGCCGGGCGATCCGGTGACACGCTTGATGATGTGGTTATTTGAGGGTATGGATTTAGTCATCGTCCCCTGCCTGTGACGCCAATGGGCAGGGAGCGGAACGATCGTCTGCAGCTAGAGCGTAATATGGGCTGTCGCGCTGCCGCCAATGGATCGTCGCCACCGGTCGAAGTCTGGCGTTGCCGCGCCGGGTGAGGTCGGGCTTCATGATGATCAGGGGCAGCGATAACCCTTAAAAGAGGCCGCAAAATCGTCATTGATGGGCCGATTTCTTGATGTGCTGATTGCGACAAGAGTGCTGGTCAATTGTCCGGATGTTGAATTCACCGGAAACGTGAAAATTGGCGGCAACCTTGAAGTTGCCGGATCGACCGTCGTTGGTGGCGATATCACCGATCAGGCCGCTTCTGGCAATGCGCGAACCGTTGCGGGTATGCGCGAGGTTTATAACGGTCACAAACATCCCGAAAATGACATAACGGTCCGACTGACCCGCCCAATCAGGGGATGTAATTATGTCCAATCTGCATACCGACATGGCGATCCGTTATGACGCGGATCGTCGCGGTTCGACCTGGCTTTGTTAACAGGTGAACCGCCGACCATTCAAACTGATCACGGTTTGGAAACTGCCGTCAACCGGCTCTGTTTACCGATGGTCGCGCCCGCGAGATGATGTTTTGCCGGACGGGACAGATCGTCGTGGTTTCTGGGGGAGGTTGGCCGTCCGTCGGTGGCTTCAAATTGGGGTCACGCCTGTGGCTTCTGGATCGCGAAATCATCACCAGCCAACGGTCGCGCGTGTTCGGGAATATGGCACTGAGGCGTTGCAATTTTAACGAAAATTGGTGTTGCGCAGTCCGCAGTGTTTGATGCTGTTCGCGACCGCAATGCAGGCCGGTGGGTGATCTCTGGCCATGCGGTCATCAAGCGGCCCACGGGGCAGATTTTTGAACGGCGCTATGCCGATATTTGGCAGTGGATGGATCGCAATTCATGAACAAGTTGACCGGTTTCACAGTCCCGACCTTTGAGGCCCTACGTGGGCAATCCGGGTCGCATTACGAAGCGCGTCTGGGCAGGGTGTCACGCTCGGACAGGGACCGATTGCGGTCATGCCATACATCGATGCATGCTGGCGAACGGCGCTTATGGCTACCTTGATCACGTTGCGTCGCAGACAATGGTTCTGTGGGCGACAGGTGAAAATCTGGATGGTCACGGTTTTACATTTGATGTGAAGCGTATTCAGGCATCTCGCGCAACTGGCAATGTCACCTTTAGCGGAGTTGCTGGGGCAGGCGTTGCGGCCGATCAGGTGCTTCGTGATTCGGCAGGCACCGAGTTCAAGGTTATCGCCGGAGTGGTGCTTGATGAAGCCGGTCAGGCTGTTGCGAATGTGAAAGCTTCCATTCCGGGTGCTAACGGAAACCTTCTTGAAGGGCTTCACTTACCCTCGTTAACCCGGTTGAGGGTGTTGATCCGGTTGCGCTCGTTGCTGCTGGTGGTTTTGCGGGAGGGCGGATAAGGAAAAGGACGGGCGCCCGGGCGTTATCGAGCACTATCGGGAGAGAATTCTAAAAGAAATTTCCATGCCGTCGCATGGCGCGCCGGTGGCGATTATGAAAAATGGGCCAAGGAAGTTCCCGGCGTTACCCGTGTCTGGGTTGCGCGGCGCGAATGGGCATGGGGACGGTCACTGTTCGCTTCATGATGGATGTTCTGCGGGCGTCCGATGGCGGTATTCCAACGGCGGCTGATGTTGCACTGGTTCAAGCCTATATCGATGCGCGCCGTCCAACGACTGCTGATGTTTATGTTGTGGCGCCAATTCCGAAGTCGCTGGCGATTACTATCATAGGGCTTGATCCGGATACGCCCGCGGTTCGCAGTGCAATAACCGCCGAGTTGCTTGACATGCTTTATCGCCGTGGTGAGCCCGGGGTGACTTTGAGCCGAAGCTGGATCACTGAGGCGATCGCGATTTCTGCCGGTGAAGGGCGTCATAAGGTCACGGCGCCTGCCGATGATGTGGCGCATGCGATCGGCGAAATCCCGGTCCTTGGGTGGTCATTATGATTGATGACAGGCTGAGGCTTATGTCGATATTGTCGCGTCGGCCATGCCCCCGGGTGCAGCTTGGCAGGGGTTCCGTGATTACGATGGGGTTGGCCGCGATTTTCTGCGGGCCAAATGTTCAACGTGGGTCGAGGTTGATCTGGCTGCAGATCGTCTGGTTGTCGAATGTCAGCCAGCGAGCGCTGTTGCAATGCTGTCCGACCACGAAACGCAGGTTGGTTTGCCTGATTGCTGTTTTCAAACCGCAGGTTTGCCGATTGAGGATCGGCGCGCTGCCGTCCTGACGCGCTATCGTGCGCGTGGAGGTCAGAACCCGGGCTATTTCATCGGCCTTGCCGAAACTCTCGGATATCAGACGGCAATTGTTGAATACCGACCGTTCATGGTTGGCATAAGCCAGGTGGGCGGCGCCAATACGTCGGGAAATAACGACAGCGTGCGCTATGACATGCTCGGCGCGACTGCTGATATGAGGGCGTGGTGGCGCATGCGGGTGCTGGGGCCTCGTGTGACGTGGTTCCGGGTCGGTGTCTCGACATTGGGGCAGGACCCGTTTGCGCGAATATCGCGTGCTGAAGATTTGGAATGTCTCTTGGGTCGGTATATGCCGGCCCATTCTTTTTTGACCATGTCTTATGAAGGTGAGTGATGCAGTATCAGCCGCCAGTCTATTTCGGTGAAGGGTCGAGTGACCCCGATCGTCCTTATGTCAATGCCGATCCTCAGAATGCAGTGCAAGGTTCATCTCCTCCGGCTGAGGCGATTGAGCATCCGATGCGCGAAATTGTCGAGGTTATTACCTATTTCCTCGGCACGGTCGAAAATCCGCTGCCCGCGTCTGCCGCCGATCTTCAGCAGTTGCGCAAGGCCATCCAACAAGCGGTCATTGACGGCACAAGTGATGCCTTGCGCAGCACTGTCAGCGCCACGCTTGGTGCGGGCTTTTGGACCACACCGGTCGCGGCAACGGTTGCTGCCGGTAACGTGTCGTTCAATCCGGCCCTTGGCAACCGCTTCACCCTTACCGCGACCGAGGCACTAACCATCACGTCGCCGGACCCGATGCCTGCCGGTGGATCGGCGCGGCTGGAACTGACGATGGATGCTGTTGGTAATCATGGCATCGCGTGGGGGCCGGAATTCCGGATTAACAACGGTCAGATCGATACTGATCCGAACGCGGTCAACCTGATCCACATGGAATTCAGTGGTGCCGTGATTGACGTGCATATCACACAGCGGTCGGAGGCTTGATCTATGTCGATCCTTTTTGACAACCCACCCCCGGCCATCGGTTGCGGCGACCCCGGCGACCTGATTGATTTCGGGTGTCTTTATGCCGGTGCCCAGTCTTTCCAGCGCACGCCTACGGTGACCGGCAACCGCCGCCTGGTCTGCTTCTCAGAGTGGGTAAAGAAAACCGATATCGCCAAGGCGGGATGATTTTTGGCTATACCAGCGCCGCCAGTCAGAATTCCAACTTCCTGAACGCCGTAAGTCTTTCTACGGGTGAATTGCAGGTGTCTCTTGGCACCGGGTTGACAGTGCAGGGAACGGTTAAAACAAAGTCAAAATATCGGGATGTCGCCAGCCATTCCACAGGCATATTATATTAGACGTGGACAACCCGATTGCGTCGGAACGAATTCAGATCACGATTGATGGCATTCGGCAATCCGTTGATATTCTGACTGCTGTTGCTGTGGTCGATCTCTGGGCCAACGTCGCCGGAATTCCATTCTTTGTCGGCGTGAACAGTGGCTTCGGTTCCGCAAACCTTTACCGCAATGAGATCGGCTCCGAAACCGCTTGGTTTGACGGTTTTGCCCCGGCTGCAACCGAGTTTGGTTATTTCAATACTTATGGTGATTGGGTACCCAAAGCATTCAGCGGCAAGGGTGAAGGCGCGGCTGTCTATGGCGTGAATGGCTTCCATCTAGACTACGCAGACCCGCTGGACCTTGGAAAAGACGTGTCGGGAAATGCTAATCATTTGTCCGCTTTTGGTCTGACGGTTGACAATCAGGTCACGGATACCCCGACGAACAACTTTGCAGTTGGTAATCCATTGGATGCACCTGTACCTTCTGGCCGGATTTTGTCGGAAGGCAACACAAGCTGGCAACCTGCGAACAATGCCGGTGAAGGCCATATAGCCTCAACCATTCTGATCCCGGCTGAAAAATACTACTGGGAGGTTACGGTCGAGGCCGGTGCGCCCTTTACCCCAAGCACGATTGTGCCGGGCATCGGGTTCGCGCATTCTTCTGTCGCCGTAAATGAGGCGGACGGGTCTGCAAACGGCCTGTTTCATTATCAATCAAACGGCAACATCATTGCCAACCCTTGGGGCAGTGCTACCGGATATCCGACATGGACTGTTGGCGATGTTATTAGGGTAGCGATTGACAGGAAAACCGGGGATTGTTGGTTTGCAAAGGGTATTGATTGGATTTCAGGTGATCCAGAAGCAGGCACCGATCCGGCCTTTACAATCCCGGCAGACTGGCTTGACGGATTGCGGGCGTCTGTGCAGGACAGCGCGGCAAGCGGTGCGATCAAGGCAAAGGTCAATTTCGGTCAGTTCGCCTTTGACTATCCGATGCCAACCGGCTTTCGGACGCTTTCGAGTGCGGGTATGCCGTGCCCGGAAATCCTCAAACCAGACAACTATTTCACAACCCGGATTGTAACCGGCGGGGCCAGCGTTTCTGATCTGCCTTTCAACCCGACTATTAAAGCCCTTGTTGTATCCAAGTGTATTGATGCTGATGAGCCGTGCGTCGTTACCGATACGGTCAATGGGGCCGGTTTTGCATGGGAAACCAGTTCGGCAGTCAATGGGATTGCAGCCCGCCCGCAAGGTCTGATTGCTTTCACGGCGAATGGTTACGCGATTGGCAGCGACACGGCCTATCAGGGCAATCGCCTTGACTTGATCTGGCGGGCAAGCCCCAAAGCGGGTTTTGATATTGTGACGGTTGACCACACGACCGGCACACCAACTACCGTTCCCCAACTTTCCGGCGGCGTGATTGAATATGGCTGGGTGGTTCGCAACAATGCGGGCCAAACCCGGCGAATGTTCCATCATCTGCTAGGAAATGACCGCTACTTCCCGATGAACGCGGCAGGCGGGCCGGTCACGGATGCTGGATGGTTCAGCAGCACGGCCAATACCGTTACGCTGGGTGCATCCCTGCCAACCGGTATCTATACGCTTTATGTCTGGAGATCAGTGCCGCAGTTTTCGTCGTTTGGGCGGTATGCTCCGAACGATAGCAATAATGGGCCGTTTCTGCCGCTCGACTTTTTGCCGCGTCTGTTTCAGCCGAACGGCGGCGGACCGAACGGCACGCGATCTATTTTTGTCGATGATCTGGTGGTGAACGGGGGCAATGATCCCCGACTTGCGTTCGAGGCCGCAGCCGAAGCAGTAACCGCTTATGAATACTGCGATTTCCTATCAAACGGTGTAAAGGCGCGCGGCGTCTATACCCCGATCAATTACAGCGACACCGACTATTATTACCCGGCTGCATGGGCGCGGACGCCCGGCAAGTTCGCGCGTGCACGATAAGAAGGAAACAGACCATGACAGCGCTTTTTGCGATTTGTGACGATCAGTGGGCTTTGGTCCGCTCGGCCAGCAGCCCGATGGGGCTTAAGGCCAGCACTGGCAAAACCTATAGCAATGCCGCTTTGGCATCGGTGGAGGATTTGCGGGCGAATTACGTGCTTGTCATCGATCAGGGCACCAAGCCCGATCAGGAATGGCAAACCGTCACCGGCAATCCTACCGTCGTGATCAATGGCGACCCGGACCAGCCGGAAACCATGACGGCGACGCTGCAATACAGCACGCAGCCGATCAGCCTTGATGCGGCCAAGGCCAAGCTGGAAAGCAAGGTCAAGGAATACAAATTCCGGCGAATGGAGCGTGGCATCACGTTTGATGTTGGTGGCACGGCCTATGTCGTGCAGACCGATGAAAGAAGCCTTGCGCTTCTAGACCGTATCGCCAAACGCGCCAATGCGAACCAGCTAGAGAACGGCCAAGTCGTGCGCATGGCTGATAATTCAAGCCCGCTTTTGACCCAACAGCAGATCATTGATCTGGACCTTGCAGTTAGCGCGATGCTGTGTGACTGCACGGATGCGCAAACCGAACGCGAGTACGCAATTGATGCGCTGCCCAACAATCTTCAGGCGCATATCGATTTTGACTGCACTGCCGGTTTCCCGGCGTTTCCTGCAGTCGAAACGGAGTAATAGCCAATGATTTTGATTTTGCTGGCGGTGCTAATGTCCGCCATCCTTTATCGGATGCCACGCGGCGGCGGGTTGGGGGTGGGGAAATCCACCGAGGGGCTTTGATCTGGGCCGGTGTTTCCGCCCTTTCTTTTTGCGCGGTGTTTGGTGCTCCGTGGTGGCTCGTTCCGATCTTGGCCGCTCTCTTGGTGCTGGGCGAGGCGCCCGGTTGGTCGCAATGGTGGCCGGGATCGCTAGGGGCAAGCATGTGGCGGCTTTCTCTGCGTGGATTGCTGCTGCTCAATCCCTTGATGGGGCCTATTTATTTCGGGTGTCATCGGTATCGATCGCGACTGCCTGCTTGGGGAAAGTTCCTTGATGGATGGACGTCCTATGCCGAGCTGATGTGCGGGTTTGTTACGGCCTGCAGCTATGTGTTCATGACCTGGCTTATTGCCCTTTGGTTCTTCTGAACCAGTTAACTACGCGCCCGTTTCAGTCAGTCGCCAATCGGCGGCTTTTTTTATGCCTGAATGGTAGGGGGTGCCTGCATGGACAAGCCGCCGCACGAGTTTGAGCCGCAATGGCTCATTACGCTCAAATACTGGTGGCCGATCGCAGTGGTGGCGGTCGTGACGCGATTGGTTCGATATCGAGAACATGTCGCAAAAAATCGGCAGAAATTCTGGCGTATGGACCTGATCTGGGAGTTGGTCATGGCGGGACTTTGCGCCGTCGTAGCGGATGGTATTGCAACCCGCTTTGATCTTGATCGATCGCAGGCGATTGCTGCCACGACGATTATTAGCTGGATCGGGCTTAAGGGGCTGCAGGCCATGTTGTTTGGCGGATTTAAATCAGGAAATTCGAAAGGGGTCTGACATGGATCAGATTGCATTTGTGGCGCCGTCCATTGCTGCGGCGTCGGTCGTTCAACTCATTCTGGCGCTGATCGCGTTTGTCATCGTGCGCTGGGTTCTCAAATGGCTGGACCGGATCATTGATTTTGATTTCAAGGGGTGGATTTCCAATGCGAATGACGATGCTGTTTCTCGTTATCTTGGTTACCGGATTCTGGCCGTCTGTCTCTTGGTCGGGCTTATTGTTTCCGGATCGCTTTGATCATGAATTCCGCCAGCACGCAGGTCGTTATCTGCCCGGGGTTGATTGGCGGTTGCTGAAAGCGCAATGCTATCAGGAAAGTCTTTTGCGCCCGGATGCGGTTTCGCCCGTGGGCGCGCAGGGGCTTTGCCAATTCATGCCGGGGACGTGGCGACAGGTTTCCGGGCAGATTGATCTGCCGCCCAATGCGTCGGTTTTCATGCCGCAGCTCTCAATCAGGGCTGCGGCTTTTTATATGGCTGGGCTTCGCGGGCAGTGGTCGGCAAAGCGGCCTGAATGGGATCGGCACAGCCTCGCGCTGGCCAGTTACAATGCCGGTCTGGGGCATCTTCTTTCGGCGCAGCGCGCATGTGGTGGTCCGTCGCTTTATCCGGAAATCATCGCGTGCCTGCCCGCCATCACCGGTCGGCATTCGCGTGAAACCATCACCTATGTTGACCGCATCTGGGGCTGGTATCGGCAAATGATCGGGGGTGGGTGATGCGAAATATCTTCAAGCTTGTGGCGGGTGCCTTCACCGGCGGCGGCATGATCTGGTGGATCGCGGGTGGTGTGGCGTTGCTGGTCGCGATCATCGGCGTGCAAACGATCCGCCTTGATGGTGCGCAGGCGCAGATCGAGGCGGAGCAAATGCGATCAGTGCGCTGGCGTGATGCCAGTATCGAAAACATGGAAACGATCAATCGGTTGCGTTTGGCCGGTGCCCGGATCGAGCGGGCATTGGCCGACGAACGCGATCGGCGATCCGGGGCGGAAGCCCGTTATCGATCATTGATGGAGGGGGTGAATGATGCGCCGAATGATGGTTGTGTCGGGCCTGCTGTGCGCGGTCTTTTTGACCGCTTGCGGGACAACGCCGGAACCGATCCGGACAACGGAATATATCGAGGCGACGGTGCCGGGGGCGCTAACCGCCTGCAAGCCCATTCCGGCGATCCCTGATCCGCCGGTGACCGATAAAAAGGTTGGACGGTATATCGTCGACCTGATCGATGCGCATGATGATTGCTATGGCAAAAACCGCAAGATCGGCGATCTGTTCGGTCCGGGTGTTCGTCCCGGGCCGTGATTGTTGAATATGTTCCTATTTATAGAACATATATTGAACATTCCGGGCGATCACCTATATCCTATGCATCCAGTACGGAGGCATATGGATATGAGTGATCGCCCTTTTTTGTCTTGGATTGAACAGTTTCAACAGTTTGCGAGTGATTTTGAAATCTATCTGGCCGAGTTTCCCGAGGATGGCTGGCATCTAAGGTATCTGGATGACTACCGCCGCCTGTTCGATGCGATAAAGGCCGGTGAAAATTTCCATCCGCAGCGTGAGCCTTATCAGTCATTCCATGCATCGGTGATGCTGATGCTTGATGGTCGCAAGAAGCTGACGCCACTGCAGCGGCGGTTGAAAAAGGGGTTGCTGGTCCGTTGGCAAAGATTACATAATTCCGCTGGGATACGGGGCCGCGAAGGATTGGACAAAGGTGGCCCGAGCTTTTGGAGCGGATGCAAGGCATGTGCGGGCGTTACTCACACGAAATGAGCTGGGCCGAGATACACGCGCTTTCTGGTTTGCTGTTCCCGTCGCCTGAAAAAGACCCGGAATCGAACTATAACACTGCGCCGACCCATTATTGCCCGGTGGTGCTTTCCGATGGTTCGAATATATGGGGTGAATACGCCTTTTGGGGCTTTATACCGCCGTGGTTTGACAAGGACCTGTCTGATAAAAAATTCAATACCATCAACGCCCGGATCGAGGATGTAACGCAAAAGGCGACATATCGCGGATCGATCCAGCGTCATCGCTGCCTTGTCCCGGCGACCTGCTTTTACGAATGGCAAACGGCGGGGCGCGCGGAGGGTGAAAAGGGTAAAAAGCAGGCTTATGCGATCGGTGTTGCTGGCAAGGATGACGGGGTTTCGTCCTTCATGATGGCCGGTGTCTGGTCTCATTGGGTCGGCACGCTCAAGGCCGAGCGGTTTGAAGCCTATACCTTTGCTTTGCTGACCCGCGAAGCTGGACCCAAGATGGGAGAAATTCACCATCGCGAACCTGCGATCCTAATCGATGATGAAATCAGTACCTGGCTTAATGCTCCGCTTGATGAAGCCCTGTCAAAACTGACGGTTCCATTGCCGTCGCAGCTTTTGCGATTCCACAAGGTTTCAGACCGAGTTGGTTCCGTCCGGAACAATGACGCGGATCTGATGCGACCGGTTGATGACCGTCCGCAACAAGGAAGCCTGTTCTAGGCTTCCAATTCCTAATCACGCCCAATAGATACCCTCGTTACGTGCGGGGGTCGGGTCGTCGTAGCGACCCGAACCGGGATGCGCCAACATCCCACGGACAAGCCGCCCCGCGCTGCCGTCGACGGCGGGCGGGACAGTACAGGTAAATCATTAACAAATGAAAGAAGTAATCCGTTGTGAACCGCCAGCCCCTTGGCTCGGCGGCAAAAGTCGTTTGGCTGACCGTATTGTCGATCTGATCGAGGGGATCGATCACGACCTTTATCTTGAGCCGTTTACCGGTATGGGCGGGGTGTTTTTTCGGCGCCGTCGATCGGTGAAATGCGAGGTGATAAACGATTTTAATGGTGAGGTCGCAAATCTGTTCCGGCAACTGCGCCGTCATCATAACGTCGTCTTGGAAGAAGCCCGATTCCTTTTGGGGTCGCGCGAAGAGTTCGAGCGGTTCAAGGCGCAGCGCCCGGATTTGATGACCGAGATTGAGCGTGCGGTGCGGTTTCTTTACCTGCAGCATCAAGCCTTTGGTGGCAAGCCGTCCGGGCAGAATTTCGGGGTCGACCGTGAGCGCGGGTCGCGTTTCTCGATCGAGAAAATTGAAATCAACATCGAGCGGATTCGAAAGCGCCTGTCATCGGTGATCATCGAAAATCTGGATTTTATCGAGGTGATTGATCGATATGATGGCGGTCGGGCTTTGGTCTATCTCGATCCGCCTTATTACGGCGGGGAGGGCGACTATGGAAAATCGTTGTTTTCCCGATCGCGATTTGTCGATCTCGCGGCTCGTCTAAGTCGGTTGGCCGGCACGTTTATCTTGTCGATCAACGACGTTCCGGCAATCCGCGAAATATTCAGTGATTTCGCCATGCTGGAAGTGCAAACCAAATACACCATTCAGGGCGGCGAGGCCAAAAACGTCGGGGAACTATTGATTTCCAACTCTGAGGGGGCTTTGGTTGGGGCTCAGAAAACACTGATCTAGATGCTGCCCCGCTGGCAATGCTGGCGGGGCATTTTTTTTGAATACTTTTGGTGATTAGGTCGGCATTCATGTGTCTGTAGTCTGTGAAGTTTGTTAGACACTGGTTCCGTAACCCATTGGAATTAAACAGCGTGAACAAAGCGGGAAAACTGTCTAACAGTCTATGATTTCAAAGAAAATCGCACACACTTCTAATCTGTAGGTTGCAGGTTCGAGTCCTGCAGGGATCGCCATTTTTCTTCTTTGATTATCAAAGGTTTGGCGGTGTTTGGTGCGAATGCCAATTTTGCAGTTAGACACTGGTTTCAGCTAAAGTTAGACACTCAAGCGCCTTGATCAAGTCGGTTCAATTTGTCAATAGCCAATGATGCGGCGCGTTTTCGCTCACTATATTTGCGAACCATCTGTGCGGTTTCGTGCCCGGTAATGGCGCCAATCTCTTCCCATGATAGGCCAAGTTCCCGAAGGCGAGTGGCGGCTGCGTATCGCCCGCCGTGCGCGGTGAAGTCCGCGGGTAGGTCGGCTGCGTCATATGCCTTGCGCATCATTTTCGAAAAGGCTGTCGCGTCGTATGCCTTGCCCTTGGGTGCCGGGATCAGATTCAGGTGATCGTGATCTGGTAGCCAAATATCGAGGGCTTGCTGCAATACATTTGACAGTGGGATTTCAACGCGTGCAGCGGTTTTTTGCTGTTTGACGCTGATCCATCCGTTTTTGATGTGGCCGCGTACCATCGTTCGAACATCTGATGCGCGCTGTCCGGTGTATAAAATGAGTTCGAACGCAGTCCGTTCGCGCGTTCCCATCGCCCAATGCGCCCGAAACTGTTCGATTTCATTTTCTTCCCAAGATCGAAAGCCTTCGCCTTCCTTGAGGCGGCGGGGTCGCGAGGCGGGGTTATGCATGAGCCAGCCCAGATCGATCGCATAATTCAGTATTATGCGAAGCTGAGAGACGATGGCGTTGGCCGTCCGCGGGGTGTTGTGGAACCGGTTGTGGAGCATCGTGACGAATTTGCGCGGGGTGGATTTTACGTCCATCTTCCCGGCGATGCTGCCTAATGTATCGAGGTGGCGGGCATATTCTTTTTTGGTTCGGGGCTTGAGCTGCTTGTAAATCGGGCTGGCTTTGTATTTGGCAATCAGGTCATCATATGAACCTGGCGTAACCTTTTTCCCGCCATTGGCGCCGGTTTGAAACTCTTCATGAATTCTTTCATATTCTGCCCGCCAAGCGTCGGAGCCGAGATCACCCTTTATCCGGATTTTCGACCCGTCCCTGCGATAATAGCAATAAGTCTTACCCTTGACTTCATATGCTTTAACGTATGGCAGACTGATTAGAACCATTTAGAAGGTCGTCCCATGTTTCGGCGGCGATGTTTTCGTTTGTGGCAGCTTGCAAAGTCAGTCCGGATCTTCGGTTGAAATAGGCCTCAACCGCGATGCTATCCCAGCCAAATTCTGGGTCTTTTTTGGGGAAGCCGTCAAGCTTCCCTATTTTTCGATGCATTGTTTGCGGTGTGCAGCCTAGACGGCAGGCTAGCTGCCAGTCTGTCCAGTAGCGAGGGTCAGGCACAAAGCCGGGAAGCTTTTTAGTTGTCATGCTGATCTCTCCATTGGCGCGAAAATGGTGTTGGTTTCGACATTGGCGCGGACTAACGCGGCGGCGAGGGGCGGGCAGACAGAGTTGCCGCATTTGGCGACCTGCTGGCTTTTGGAAAACTTGAACCCGTCGCTTTCGCGATCGCCGATCTTGTAGTCGGATGGGAATCCTTGGGCGGCGTAAAGTTCCCGGGGCGATAGCATCCGCATCCCGATGTCAATGATCTGGAAAAGTTCGCCTTTGATCGTAACCAGCCCGAAGCGGTCATTTGCCGTCACGGTATCAAGCGGTTCCTTGCAGTCCTGCCCGACAGCGGTTCCATAGTATTTTGTGAGGAAGGCGCGAACCTCGCCCACGTGATTTCCGCCTGCCGTGATGGTTGGGGCTGGTTCGGTTACCGGTTGGCCGTCCTTGCAGGTCCCGCGGAGTTTTACCAAGTGGGATGCGCAAAGGGCGGTTTTGCCGCCTCCGCCTGCGGTGACAGCGCCAACAGGTTCGGTTGCGCTGTTGCCTGTTGATTTGCCAAACTGGCGTTCAAGGTGTCCGACAACAACGCCGAGCGGATTTGCGCCGCCGGGGCGGGCCATTTTCCCGCCGCTGGTGATCGTTGGCAGTGGTTCGGTCGGATCGCATCCGGTAGCACCGTTGCGGAACTTGGTGATATGCGCAGCGACCAAGCCTTGTTGTGATCCTGTGGTCGTGATGGATGAAACCGGATCGCCTGCCGACCTGCTATCGGCGCTCGTGTTGTTGTGCTGTGCCATGTATGCGCAGGCAAGCGCCATTCCGCCGCCCTTCGGTGTGGCTGTTATCGTTCGAAGCGGCTCGTCGGCGGGCATTGTTCCGTCGATCTTGCTGGCATGTTGGACGTGCTGAATGAAGGGCGCGGCGATGTCTGTGGTGAGATGGCTGTCAATCGGGCCGCTGTGTTCATGGTCGCACCATTCGCAGGTAGGCCACCAAGTTTCACCATTTTCCTCGCCGCAGTTTTCACATTTGAAATCGCGATAACGTTCAACGGTGGTTTTGACCAGACCGTGGCCGTCCCGTGCGGCGGTGACAGTCATGAACGGGTCGTTTACACCTTGCCCGCGGAATCGGTCGCCGCCGTGATTTACCGTGACAACAAAGGGTTCCTTGGCGTCAAAGACGAATTTTTGAAGGCCGCGCGCGATGCGTTTCATGGTGTTGTCTTTAAGCGGGCGTTTGAGGCGCAATTTCTTTGCCTCAATCGGGTCCATGAAAATAGACGGGCAGGGCAGCGACCAGTCGATGATGTCAGCGGCAACCGGCCAAGGTTTGAGTTTCTTGGCCTTTACTTCCGGTGATCCCGGTTTGCCGTGCGTTGGTTCCGGCCAGACAATAGGTTCGCCGTCGCACCTGGCTATCACAAACACGCGTTTGCGGATTGTCGGGGTGCCATAGTCGCAGGCGCGCAACACGCGATATTCGACGGTGTAGCCAAGGCTTTCAAGCTCGGCCTTCCATTTTTCGAATATCTCGCCCTTGCGGAATTTGCACGGTTGGCCTTCATCGGTAAGGGGTCCCCAATCGATCCATTCCTCGACGTTTTCGAGCATGATGACGCGTGGTTTCACTTCTCTGGCCCAATCTATCACCACCCATGCCAGCCCCCGGATTTTCTTTGACCGTGGCTTGCCGCCCTTGGCTTTGCTGTGATGGGTGCAGTCCGGGGAGAACCAAGCCAGTTTGACACGGCGCCCTTTGCATACGGTTTTAGGATCAACCGCAAAGACATCCTCGCAAAGATGCTCGGTGTGCGGGTGATTGGCCTTATGCATAACGACCGCATTGGCGTCATGGTTGATTGCGATCGTGACCGGGCATCCCAGCGCCATTTCAATTCCGGTGCTGGCGCCGCCGCCACCTGCAAAATTATCGACGATGATCTCAGTGTCGAGGCTCCATTGGTGCGGTTGCATAAAGCTCATTTCGCGTACTCCAGACAGTCGGCGATTTGTTTCTGCAGCTCCAGAAGGGCTGTCCGGTTTGTGAAAACTTCCTTTTCGCGCCCGTCGGCATACGCGATCAGGATTTCAAATCCTTTCTCGTCGTTTGCGATCTGGCACACGTGGCTTCCGATCATGAATTGCCCGGTTGGGTAGGTTACGTGGCTCATGCTGCTGCCCTCGGCCATGTGTTGTGCTGCGTGCCGTCAAGTTCGCGACCGGCGGCTTTTTTGGTTGTGCGATAAAGTTGCAATCCCGGCCCGCCTTTATCTTTGGCTTGTCCGGGTCCAACCGTGCCATCCGGCCATGCCACAAGGTGGTGCGTTGCGTTGATGACCGGTTCACCGGTTAACAAAGGGGCGGTGTTTCCCCATTGTTTGAAGAAAAACGGGACATTCGCAGCGTTGCACTGATCACGCAGGGAGCGCGCCCAATCCGGGTGCATGGGGTTGGCTTTGTGACCGCTTTCTCCCCCAGCGATTACCCAGTCAAGGCCTTGCCCTGATTGAGGTGGGCGAATGGGATTTTTAGGGCGATTGCGGCCATTGAACTTGTGACTGCCAGACCAGTAATTATTTTTACCGCAATCTGGACAGGTCCTCTGCCATGTCCCCGAAAAATACCCGCGACATCCAGAACATTGCCACGCGATGTTAAGCCATCTTTCGATTTGAAGCGGTCCAAGCAGCGGTTCCGCGCTGATAAACCGCAACTCTGCTGGTGTGTTCATCAAAATTGGAATGCGCTCGTCGGCTGTTGCTTGATCTTCTACGCTGACGCCGAGCCAGACATTGGGAAGGGGCCAGATGCCGTCCTGATCCGGGCACATATAGCAGGTTGCCAATGGATCAATGGATCGCATGATTTTCCCGATGCGGCGCGTGGTTTCCTCGCTTCGGAGGTACTCCTGTGCGCGGGCAGGGCGTTTGGTTAGGGCCATAAAGGTTTGCCCGACGCAAAGGGCCATGTGTGCAAATATCTGATCGAGCCAGTCGTCGGGGTGCAATTCTAAAAACAGGTCGGTCATGCTGCAGACAAATGCCGTGCGCGGCTTTTTCCAGTGCAGCGGCTCACGCAGCCTTCCTTTATCAAGGAAAAGTTCAACCTGATCGGCGTCCTGCTTGGCGTAGCGGATCGGATTTTTAAATCGTGGCTGGAAGTTGGCGGCGTAGCATTTATTGCACCCCTTCGAGACCTTGATGCAAAAATGGCCGTTGCTACCGGTTTTCTTGTTCCGGGCCTTGATGGGGTTCCATCTTTCGCCCTTCGTGCCCGGGCGATGGGTCCATTCAATCTTGGTCATGTTGCATACTCCAGCGGGCGGATCAGGCTGAAATCAATGTCCGGGGTGAAAAAGCCGAGCATGCCCTTGCAAGGCAGGGGGCTGATCAGGCGCGGATTGCGCAGAACAAAACCATACGGGCCGTGGAACCAATCGCTATCCATGTCGGATACGCAGTCGGTAATCTCGACGATGCCAACAATGGCGCCGAACGTTTCGTGCGGGTAATCGATCAGGAAGCTGCGTTTGTCGGCTGCAGGGCCGTCAAAAGACTTGCTGGAATGGATCAGCACGTCGCCGCGATAACTGGTTTCCCATTTCCGGTTTTCGACATCCTTGCCGTCATGGAATATGTGATGAACCCAAGGCTGGCGGATCGAAAGTGCTTTGGTTGCGGGGGTCATTGTTCATCCGCCTCCTTGAATTTGCATTCAATGACCTGGCTTGCAGTGATGCTTGCCATGATGTCACTGCCCGCAAGAAATTCTTCGGTGTCGATCGCGGTTTCCAGATAACCGAAAGGTTCCGCCAGTTCGCTTGCTTCGTAGTCGACAAGGCCCGGCAGTTCGTCTGGATGTTCTTCTGTTTCCTTCGCGATGGCTTTGCGGGCGTCGCCGGAAAGGTCCCCAAATTCGACTTCGAGGGTTACGATGACGGTGCGTTTCATGCCGCCACCTCATCGATCTGCAGGGCGTCGACGATTTCTTTCGCGTCTGCTGGGGGTACTCTGAGGGACCGGTTGATCGCGTTTGTGAGGCGTTTTGCCTCGGTCATGGTTTGGCGCGCCGGAATGAGGCTTTCGGCGTCGATGCTCCGCCCTTCTTCTTTGAGGGCTGCGCAGATCGGAAACATGTCGTTGGCGTTTATTGCGCCGGGGTAAAAGGCGACTTTGTAATCGCTGGCATCCTGAATGCGATGACCATAAAGCAATTCACTCGGCCAGATCGCATTTGACAGCCGGTTTAGGGTCTGTTCGATCCGGTTCAGAATTCCGGCTATACGGTTTTCGGATGTGTCTTCTGAGTGGGGTAATTCGGATGCAAGAACCCCCATAAACCGCAGGTAGCGCGCACGGTCGTCTTCCTTGTCATAGAAAGGAATTTCGGTCGCGTACAGGCGGAACCGGTCAATTGCGTAATGAAATTCATCCAGTCGCCCGGCGGTAATCTGGTGAATGGTGTCGAGCTGGTCAAAAAGTGCTGCAACCGGATCTGTCCTGATCATCCGCTGGCACGCGCGGATTTTAAAATCCAACGCGATGCTTTGATCTTTCAGTTCGGCAAGGGTGTGTTTGGCTTCTTCGTATGCAAGTGCATTTTGTTCAAAAATATCGGGCATGGTTCTGTCCTTGTTCCGGGTTTCTCGTCGCGGAGAACGGCGGGCGCGGTGCGGTTGGGGGTTGGTTGCCGGTGGGGAAACCGGCTTGCCCGCCGTTCTGCGGAACGAGGCGGCTAGGCCGCGTCGTCCTGATTGGTGGCCCGAAGGCCAACGCGTCTGATAAATTCATCGCGGCTGAGCGGCGCGCCGGGAAAGCGTTCGAGATAGGTGTCGAGGCTTTCAAACGCCTTGCGCATCGCGGTTGCGGCTTCGATTTCGGCAACAAGCAGGATTTCATCGCCGCGCATGTTTGGGTGGTTGTTCATGCCGCCATGTCCTGAATGAAGATCGGTAAGGTCACCTGAATGCGGTTGGCAAACAGGTGCTGGGCCTCGTCGGCGGTCATCGGCTGAACCTTGGTGGTCAGCGGGCGGATGCTTGGGTCGCCGACCTGTTCGGGCAGGTTGTCGCGACTTTCGGTTGCTAAAGCGATCTGATCGGCGCGCTTGATTTCCCGGGCGATGTGATCGGGAACAGGCCATTGCAGTCCGGCAGCGGTATGGATTGCCTCGTCAACCATTTCCTCGATGATCTCGCGGCCCATGCGGACATTGTGGAAGTTCTGCAGCTCGTTCCGAACATGGATCGGGAATTGTGCGAAGAACGCTTCGTACTCGGCGTCCTTTTCCGGGGTGCTGGTGTCGCCGGTAATGTATTCCTTCGCGTCGTGGATCAGGGCATAGGGCTCGGCCTCTGCGCTGACCAGATCGGCGACGATGACGGAATGCTGCGCGACCGGGATTTTGGTGTGCCCGGTATAGCGGTTGATGTTTGAGAGGGCGTAGCAGACATCCGGCCAATAGATATCCGATGTCTTGGGGGCCAGAAGGTCGATTTTGCGGCCCGACATGGTTAAAACAATCGTGGTCATTTGGGTGCCTTTCGGGGTTTCCGGCGGCGCAACTGCCGCCGGATTTGTTGACCTGGCTTATTCCGGCTGGCCGATGAAAAGCGGCAGTTTGGTTTCGGCCTTTACCTTGGCGCAGCCTTCGTCGAAGGCGTGGTTCACGATCAGTTCGGTGCGATGCAGCAGGAACTTCCAGACCACCTGCGTTCCGTCCTTGCGGAACCGCAGGCGAACCGGGATCAGATAGTTCGCGCCGTTTTTGAAAACCGGGATGTTGATCAGGAACAGGTCGGGTACGACCAGCTTGCCGCCTTCGGTGTTCTTGTGTTCGTTGCTGAATGTCAGGGCCGTTTCGCCCGTGGCGAGGTTTTGGCGCTGCTGCAGGGTTTCTTCTGTCCGCATGTTCAAGCCGCGGGACAGTTCCAGAATCCCGCTTGGCCCGGTGAATTTGCTGCCGAGCGTCGAAATAAGGTTAAGCAGGTGTTTTTCGAATTCGGTCAGGTCGGGCTTGCTGTCAAAGGCGGGCGGGGCGGCAACGTCGATAATGTGTTCTTCGAGAAATTCGGCAAAATCGGTCTGGCTGATCCATTTGTCATCCATCGCCATCCATGCTTTCCATTCGTCGGAAACCGGGAAGCGATAAACGCATTTGTGCCCCATGAAACGCGGGATGCCGTCCTTGACTTCGGACGGGTCGTGGTAGTCAAAGACGGTGGTAAGTGAAAGGTTGGTGGTTGTCGTGTCGCAGGTGCCGAAAACAGCGCTGTGATCGCCTTTGAACCGGTTGGTCATAGCGACAAAGCTGTCAAGGTTCTGCATAAGGCTAGTGCCTTCGCGCTGTTTTGGATGTTCCCGAACTTCATCAAGGAATTCCTGAACGCTTGCTGCTTTGCGGCCTTCCGGCAGGATCATGACCGGGACCTTGATCCCGTCATGGCTGAGTTCAACAACCTTGTGATCGCCAAATTTCGCGGTCAGTTTGTGCGCGGCCTCGGTTTCAGTCTGGAAGGATGTTTTTGCTTCGGTGGTCATCGTGATGTTCCGTTGCTTCGGGTTGGGTGTTTGCGCCTTAAACGGCGCGGGTTTCGGATTCCGGCGCGTTCACGTCCTTGAACATGTCGCGCTGGCGCGGGTTCTGGCGGCAAAGGTTGCCGTTTTCATCCGGCCAAAGGATCGACTGGCTGCGCGGTGATACCGGCAGGGTGGTGTCGGTGGTGGCGCTGACTTCGATCACGCCGCCCTTAAGCCCGAATTTCAGTTTCAGACTAAGGGCTGCTTTGGGTGATCCGCCGTGGTTGATGACGTGGTTCTGCAGGGCCTTGGTGATCTCGGTGATCTTGTCGGTCAGATCACTGTGAAGCTGGCCTTCCTCAAGCGATTGCAGCAATGTGCCAAAGCTTTTGAGTTCGCCGTTATTGTTCGACATTGAACCGTCTCCTGTGGTTCGGGGTGTGGTTAGGCCGCAGCCGGTGGGAAGTCGTCCGGGTCTGTGGTGGTGTCTGCGGGCGGGCGGTCATTTCGCTAGGCGGACGCTGGAAAATCGCGTGGGTGCGTACCTGGCGTCGCGATATCCAGATTTTGTTGCCTGCCTGCGGGTGGTTGGATTTTTCGTCGACCTTGACCATGATCTGCCCGGATGGCAGGGGAACGATGACCTCGCCCGCGCCCATCTTGCCGTCACGCAGGAAAATCAGGGTCGATCCCGGTGCGGGCATAACGGCCAGATTGGCGATCTGCTGGCGGATCGGGATCACGGTCGGGGATTTAGGAAAACTGATCAGGGATGCGGTCATTGTCCGGTCTCCTTGTCCTTGAGGGCGGCGTCCTGCATTTTACTCAGGCGCCGTGCAACCCACTTCTTGAAGCTCATTGCAGATGCAGGCTGCTTGGAGCCTTTGTCTTGGTCGCGGTTCTTCACGGGATCGATCCAAAGCGGCTGATATCCCGGTATCTCGCTTGATGTGCTAAGATCGAGGCGGTCTGGAGCCCGACCTTTTCGCTGGTCGCATTGAATTTGCCGGTGATCGCCGATTGAAGGTCGATCCCTGCGTGCATCGCGATCAGGTCGGTGCAGATCGCGATATCAGGGAGTTCTTCTGCAAGCTGCCCTTTGGTGGATGTGGAGCCTGCAAGCCCATATTTTCGCGTTCGAGCTTCTTGACGATGTTGCAGGCCTTACCGGTCGCAATCGACAAAAGCAGGCGCGGACAGCGTGTTCCAGTGCTCGCCGACTTCACCGGCAAGCTCGTTTCCGCGAAAGGCCAGTGAAATCTGTTCGCCAGAATCCCATTCGGCCTGCCGGGCTTCATTCGCAAGGCGGAGTGATTTGAAGGTGTTGCTCATGCCGCGACCCTCCGTTGGAGTTTGGCGGCGATCGCGGTTTTGAGTTTTTCGCGCGAGCCTGCAGGCCGGTTTCGATCTGCTCGGCGGTGTGATCGTCGATCTGGATCGACAGATCGCCAAAGCGGAGCGTGATGATGCCGCTAATGCCGTTGGCGCCGTGGCTGATGGCCTCGGTGATGACCGGCATTGCGTCATGCTGGGTCATGATCATCAAGGACATATCAACGGCCCTTTCCCGGCTTGTGCCGCGCGGCTGGTCATCCCAGATCGCACGCAGGAATGCGTCGATTTGGGCTTTCCAGTCTTCAAGGATGGTGTGGAAGGTCTGCATGTCATTCGCTCCGTCCGGCGCACAAGGCGGGTGACAGAAGGGCGCGACGGGCGCGGGCGAATGATCGCGTGTTGGCGACATCATGCTTTGCGCTGCGATGGTCAGAACCAGCAGCGTCATGATCAGCATCCAGCCCGGGAAATGCGGGTGGCCGAAATCGGCAATCAGATCGCCGGAGCCCTGATCGAAAGCAAGGGCATTAATGGCGGTGTTGAAAGAGACATGGGCGCGTTCTCCAATAGGACAATGCGCCGACTTTGCAGAATCGAAAAATATTGTCAAAAAATTTTGCTATAATCGACAAATAGAGAAACTTACGGGCCTATTCGAAAGGGCAGTTTTTTAAAAATGGTCGAAGAATAGTGAAAAAATCCCGCAAAATGGCGGGATGCTGGTATTGAGCACTATATAGATAGATTATAGTCGTGGATGACGCGAATAACGCGTCGACTATCATATTTCGCCTTGTGGAAACAGCGTTTCGTGCTGTGGATTTGTTGAGCAGGGTTCAGTCGAGGCGGGTCTGATTTGAACTGTTTGAATGTTGCTTCACCGCCGTTGTTTGCGACGACATAGAATTTCTTGTCCACCGGTCTTGCGGCTCACATCGACGATGATGGTCGGCCCTCCGGTGCGATAAGGTTCATTGAATCGCCGTTGATGCCAGTGCAAAGCAGCTATTGGGGTCTACGCCTGCGCATTCAATCGTGTCGTGGTAGCTCATTTCCTCAATTGCAACGGTTTCCGAGTTTGTGAAAGCCCCGGCGGATACCCATCCAATGATCGGAATTTTCACGTTTCCTGGACATTAGAGATCAGTGATAAGGTTTGCAATTTAGCGCGTTGGATATCGTTTCCAGCCACTTCATGTGAGCTGCAGGTTGCCATTTTCTAAGCGTGAAATTTGGCTGGTGGTGCCGCTCACACGTTCGGCTAGTTCGCCCTGCGACCATCCGCGCAATTTGCGCAATTTGCGGATGTTGTTGACGGGGGCTCTGTCGAGGAGGTTTTCGTAGAATTCCCGATCTTCTGGGTTGGGGATTTCTCCGTGCTCAAGTCTGTCAGCGATTTCTTCGCGGCTGTCTCTGTATTCTTCAGTCGCATCTTTCAGGGCTTTAATGCGCTTTGTGCGTTCGTCATTCGGCATGTTGCTCACTCCCGGTTTTCCGCAATTTTTGCAGAAAAGTGTAATTTCGTCTTTTTCCAAAACAGCAAGATATTGGGCGCACGCTTTTGCTGAATTTTGTTGGTCATGAATTTTGGTCTTGCCAAATTTGTCGAAATCAGCAAATTTACACGTCATGAAGCTCAGTGATTGGCTTAAAGCCACCAAAACCAAACGAATTGTTTTTGCTCAACGGATCGGTGTCAGCCCTTCGATGGTGACGCGGTTGTGTGATGGCGGCGTAATGCCGAACGTCACGGTCGCGCACCGGATTTGGGAAGAGACCAAAGGCTCCGTAACGCCTAATGACTTCTACGGTTTTGTGATCACGAAAATCGCGTCCTGATTGGCTTCACCAGTCGTTGCCCTTTTGCTGTGTCGATTTATCTCAACCGATGGATCAGGCAGCAACTCCCAAAATGGGAAGGTTTGATAGCCATGCCATACGTTCGATCCGAAAACAGTTTTGCCGATGCCACAACCAAGGCCATGCATGCCGTTGGTGGCGAAGCCTTGGCCGGGGTTTGCGGTGTTTCCTATTCCCGGCTTCGTCAATGTTCCAACCCGATGCGCGGTGATGTGATCAATATGCAAGCCGCGCTTGATGCCGATATCGCATCGGCCCGGGTCGGGGCAGGGTGCCCGCATTTTGAAAGTTACGCCGCCCAGCTTCACCGCGCCGGGGTTATTGGCGGGTTTGATGCGGAACGCGCCGGTTTGCGCGCCCTGATCCGGTCCATCGCCGCCCTTTTGCGTGAGGCCGCAGATCGCATGAGTGCCGCCCTTGAGCCGCAGCCCAGACTTTGCGGGGTGCGGCATGATGGCGCGGGTAACGGGGGCCGAGAAAAGGGCGATTTTGCAAAAGGCCGTCAATCAGGGCGGCGAGTGCATGATTACCCGTCATGCGCGGGTGGCTTATGCCCTGCGCGATGATGGTCTGGGCGACGTTTCCTTTGATGATATCGGTTTCATGGATTTTACGATCAATGATGATGGTCGTCATTATCTGGCGGCATGGGGTGGTCGGTGATGGTGGGATATGTTTCTGATCGTCACCGGTGCGAATATGCCCTTCCGGCTGTTTTGATGCAGCGGGTTGCCCGGATCATTCTTGAGCCGGGAACCAAGGAAGGCCATGCCGAGTGCCTTGAGTTTCTTGAGCGTGCCTGTAACGAACCGTTTGTCGATCTGCCACAGGATCGCGCCAACAAGCTCCGTCGCCGGGTGATGACCCTGCAGGCGGAGTTGTTACTTGGCTATGAAGATCGCCCGGTGATCACGGTGTTTCTGATGGTTATCATCTGGCTTCGCGACATGCTGGCCGATGGGACGTTGGTGCTTATCGCGGGATCGGATTTTGACCTTGCCGCCACCTGCCTGATCGCCCAGATCGAAAAGCATGATGATCTGGTCGAGGGGGCTTATAAATCCGGCGAAAAGAACGCCCGAAAGCTGGCCTCCAAGC